TAGTTCAAAAAACAGCAGGCGCGGTGGTCTCGCAGCGATATAGTCCAGCAAGCCCTTATGCCCTGATACGGCGGTCCGCCAGCCCCTTATGGTCCGCGCCGGTCGGAAATGACACCAGAGCCAGTGGTAAATTTCAAGCAGGTCCTCTACCCCACTGGCAAACTCTTCTTCGGTCATTTTGGCTCTCCGTCTCCGATGAAGAAGCTGTCGTCTCCCGCCTTCCGCCTATCTATGCACCGGTGGTGAGACAAAACAGCCCTGTCGTAGTCGTTGTAGCGCAGGCAATGGAGTATGTTCATCATGTCCACGCGTATATTTTTTTCATTGACCAGCCAAATCATCGTCTCGGCTACGCCACTGATGCCAAACATTTCATTCCGGAGTGCAAGGCTGGGGTTTATGAACTGAGCAAACCCACCCATGCCAACAGTGTGAACCTCATAGCGCTTTTCTCCACAGTCCACGAAGTCAAATATAGGCACAGCGTTAATCAGCTTATCCTGTTCGGTGATGTTTCTGCCCATTCTTCCCCCTCTTTTTGTGCTGTCTCATAAAGGCTCGGATGCCCTGCCGGTGTTGGCTGTCTATCCGCTTCGCAGCGCCGAAATAATACCGATACCTTTCAGCCACGCTTAGTTTGTTCCACCCCTCCTCAGACATTCGGCGGTTCATGCCCTTGCCAAGCTCAGACTCGTAGAACTCCTCTATGCTCGGGAACTCTTCTATCCGGCAGCTTCCATGCGGGGCGGTAATCTCCATGACTACTGGCATTAGCTCGGTATCTCCTGTCTTAGCTTAAATTCCAACGGCTCTCCTACGATGCCCTCGTATCTCCCATAAGGAGCTTTCACTAAATTAGAGGGGGTTTTAACTAGCTTCACAGACGATTGAAAGAGAGGCATCAGGTTATCCTTCAGGAACACCGGTATTCTCGCCCTATCAGCAGCCTCAACAATCTCTTTCACCCACTCTATCTCGGGCGGTTTATAGGGCTTGGTCTGTGCGCCGATGATTACCTGCCCTATCTTGCAGGCTGTTAGGTGCTCAGGTGGTAGATTTATCTCATGGAGCATAGGTTCAATGGAGAGGTAGCGGACAGAGGCTTCAATATCGCCGAGCTTCAGGCAAGCCTCTAAAGCCATTCTGGTATCCGTAGCCGTAACCCCCACCCAGCAGTTATCGGGGAACGGCGACCACTTCGGCAGGTTTTGGGGCTGTTTGGTGAGCAGGTAGAAGCGGTGCTCATCCCACAGCTTTGCTATATTAAGCACCTTAGTAGTCCACTCTTTCGGTATCCAGTCGCCAAAGAGTTCCCCCATATCGCATACAAAAATACCTCTTGGCTTTCGCAAGTGTCGGCTGCCTGCGTATCTTGGAATAAACCACGACAGCCTATCTTCCCACAAGCGGGGATAGAAGGGGTCAGTATCTATACCTGCCCTCTCCGCATCAAGGCAGTTATCATTCGCTAGATACCTTTGCCTCAACCGCCCATGAGCCAGCTTGTAAGCATAGCAGGGGAAGCCCCCACCTTTGCACAAGCCGTTGTCGTGGTTCAGGCAGCCGGTGATGGGGTTATATGTCCAGCCCAACTCATAGCTACTTGCCAGACGCGGGTCTAGCTTAGGAGACTTCACGACAGGGTTTCTGACCCAACCGGTAGCGCTGGTTGCTCTATTCATTGCTTTACCTTAATGCTTTACCTTAATGCTTTACCTAATCCGATAGCTGTCGCCTTCAATCTTGTAAAAGACCCCGCACATTTCAGCGCGCCGGTCCATCGGCGCATCGCCCATGTAATCAGAGAGTTGGTCAGGAGTGAGGTTAGCGGTCAGGACCATCGGCAGCAGAGTTTTATATCTGCCGTCAATGACTGAGAACATTATACGCCTGACGAACTTCGGGTCCGCAACGCTCCTCTTCCCGACATCATCCATAATCAGGAGACTTACCCGAGTAAGTTGATTGATAATGTCCGCCTCGGTCTCGCCCCCGAAACCCCTGTCTTTATAGGTCGCCTGTATCCGCGTGTAGAGGTCCGGCTCGCTGACGAAGAGCACAGGACAACTAACATCTTCACCATCCCACCGGTCCAGTATCTTGTGCCCGATAGCGCCGACTAGATGAGTCTTACCGACTCCCCATGAGTCCTCTGAGAAGAGCATGAGAGACTTGTAACCCGCCGGCGTTAGTATCGGGTATTCATCGGCATACTTCAGGCATATTCTGTAGTATTTCGCCTGTAGCGTCTGGTCAAAGTTCGCGAAGTTCTTTTTTTGGAACTTGGGCGGTATCCCGCACCTTTTACGCCATAACCGCCTCTGCCCCTTGTTAGCCAACTCCTGCTTAATCTTCTCTGCCTCTCGCTCATTGGCTTCAAGTATTTTCCGGCAATCGTGACAGAAGCCACCGCCCATGACTAAGTTTTCGCCCAAGCATTGAACGACCTTTGCATCATACTCTTTACCGCAGTCGGGGTTCGCGCAGACCTTTCGCTCAATGGTGTAGTTAGTCATTATTCTATTTTCGCTACCTTTGCGCGCTTCTTTGTTACCGGCTTCTCACCCTGACTCTTGTCGGCTTCCTCGTAATAATGCTCAAGGTCAAGGTGATACTTCTTCTTGTTATATTCAAGCAGGGTTTGGACCACTGTCTCATTGTGGATTTGGCGCAGGCTTTTGCCTACCGCCTTGAGGAATAGTGGAGAGGAAGTTTGGCGACCAACGAAGTTCTTTACCCATACCAGATTGTCGTCTGGATACCATTCAATTTTAGGCTTGAGTAACTCAAAAAGTGGGGCGAGGTCATCTTTTGCTATTCCGGTCTCGTTGTGTATGGTCTCTTCAGCTATGTAGTAAAGACCTGATGGAGTGCAATGGGCACAGGTGAAGAGGTAAGCGAATAGCAGCTTGCCGTCCTTGGGTAGTTTGATAACCAAAGACGGGTCATTCCAGAAACCGCTATCAAAGTTCCGTATTGGCACTTAATACCCCTCTCGGTCGGCTCAGGCTGGCTCGGTAGTTCTCGCCGTCTCTTTCGTTCCTACCCTGCATTATCAGGCGTAGTATCCAGAGCAACCGATAGTTCCACTTCGGGACACCAGCATTTATACTTTATGCCTTGAAGCCCCTCATCAGAGCAATGGTTGTATCTGTTCCCACACGCCGGCGGGGTCATTCTCTATCCTCTCAGGAGTTATCTCGGGGAAAGTGGTAGTAATCCAAGTCTGACAGTATTGAGTGCCCTTCCAGCCCTTCGCCTGCGCCAGTCGCTCAAAAAGGTCCGCAGCAGTCTTCGGTGGCTCAGAGTCGTCCGGCGGTGGCTCTTCCTTCGCTTCCGCCTCTGCCTCTTTTTCCCCAAGCGAAGGTGCTTCCTGACTCTCCTCTGCCTTCGCCTCCGGCTCTTTTACCTCTGCCGGCGCTTTCGGCTCGGGCTGCTTGACTTCAGCCTTTGGGGGCGCTGCCTTCTTAGGCGGGGCTTTCTTTTCAGCCTTCGGCTTCTCGCCTTTAGGCTCAATTACCTCGCCGGTCAAGGGGTCAACATCTATGACCTCATCTTTAATCACTTGCTCGGCTTTCTCTTCCTCAAACTCTTCCCAACTCTTGAAGGGGACTGGCATACTGAAACCCTTGCGTAGCCCCATAGCCTCAGCCCTCTTCTCAGCCTGCCGGTCGGGGTCTTTGACTATGGGAAGGTGCGCCCTCTTCTCACTACTCTTTGTCTCTTCCCCCCGAACTCTACCCCAACCGACAAAGGGATGAGAAGCGCCCTTTACCCACACTTCACACCTATAGAGATAGTCGCCCTCTTTGGCATTGCGCACAGCGCGCTCTTCCTTTGTCGCCGGTCTCGTATCAATGCCGTCAAACTTCTCGGTCTCCTGAGCTTTACGATAACGAGCATTGATTGTTGGATAGGGGTTGCCCTGATATATCATAAGCTCATTCATGAGAGGGTCAAGACCATAGCTTATTGAGATTTCAGCCATGAGTTGCCTCTCCGGTGCTGTCAGGTCCTTGGGGAATTTCGCCTGCGCTATCCGCGCGAGCATTTGGGTCTGGTCCATGTTCATTAAAGCCTTGGTATCCATGCCTCTTATCCTCCTGATTTCCTTCTCTACCTGCTCTTCTTGAGCAGTAGGCTTTTTATAGTCGGTTATAGTTTTATGGTCTATATTCGCTGAACACCGGAGTATCCAACTGTCCAAGCCAAAAGCGCCCCCCCAAGCTACACTTAATCTAGCGCCACACTCACCGCACCAGTGAGTCTCAACGCGCTTCTCCATGTCCGCATGGGACATGTCCTCTTCGGTTATCATGCCGGCTACCTGATATAGAATGAGTGGGTTATCTTTTCCGAAATAATGCCTTTGGCTTTAAGGTCTGCCTCAGCTATAACACCGCCCCTGATTAGCTGCTCAAGCACTTCAACATTAACGGCATCCACGATAACCGCCGGCGCGAGCTTCTCGTATTGCTTGGCGAAAGGCTTTGCCAAGTATTCTTTGCGGATGCTCCGGTATCTGACGGCGTAATGCTCGGCTTCAATGTCTTGGAATGAGCCGGACTTCTTGACTGCTGATTTGATTTCGTCAATCGTGTCGGTTATTAGCTCCTTTGCATCGCCCATTTGCGCCCTGAGTTCCGCAGGGATACTGTCCTCTAGTGTGGCGAGCACAGCCTGATGCTTATGCAGCTTGTTAAGCAGTTTGAAAACATCGGGCGGATTGCAGAGGTTCTCGGCGCTCTCTGTGAAATCCTTTGGCTTTCTGGTTTTAGTTTCAGGTCCTACCTTAGCTTTAGACGCAGCCTTAGCTTTAGGTTGTGGCATCTTTCTCCCCCTTTGTCATTGGTCAGTCTTTATTTTCTGAGGGGGCTTCGCCCCCTTCGCTGTCTTCTTCAGCTTGGATTTTCTGCATAGTATGGTAGAGAGCGATAAGCCGGTCGGTAACTTCACTGAAAGACTCTTTGGGCTTCTTGAGCAGTTTGAGGTTGTCGTAGGTGTTATTGTGGAGCTTGACCATCTTTGGCACTTTCACACCCCCTGACCCCGAAAGTTTACCATAGGGTTTACCTACTGTCAATACCCTTTTAGACGAGTTTTAGGAAATTCGTCAGTGAACATCTTTGTATCCTGTAGGCAACAAAATGTTTCCGCGGAAAGTATTACAGCGCCCGCCAGTCCCCACAAAACAAGGAAAGCCCCCCCTCTCCATAGTGGAGAGGGGGGATTACACTCAGAATAAGGGTATGTTGTCAGATTTGGCTCTCAGCGCGTCTGATGCTTTTTAGCCACCATTGCTTCGTCTCTGACCGAGATAGAAGCCGGTAATGCCGGCAAGCTCAGCAATCAAAGTCGAAGAGCCTGTGAAAAGTATGGCGTTGTTACCGGTGCAAGCGCCGAAAATGACCATGAAGAGCAGGGCTATAGAAGCTACTCCGGCAAGACCCCATGACAGATAGCGCCTCGTTTTCAGCTTATAGCTCTCGTTGTCCATATCCACCCCCTTAATCTTCAAGAACGATTAGATATACCTCACTCAAAGCGCTGCTAAGAGCGCAGCCTGTATCTGCAATCCATGTCGGGTCTACGCCGGTGATGTCTTTGCGAACTCTAATGCCCAAGTGGGTTAAATCGCCATCAACTATAGAGGACGGACTCAAAGTGAAGACCGAATACTCCCCTAAGACATGGCTCGTCCAAGGCAAAATATCGCTTTTATGCAATGTGCCGAACTCCGAGTAATCAGGTCCTTCCAAGTGCTCCTCGCCTTGAGGGTTCACAGAAACGCAAACGATGTCAGGCGCTAAGCCCAAGGTGTCTTCTTTAGAAGACACCTTGAAATACAGAAAAGCTGCGGATACATTGCCTACAATCTCAGAGGTATCAAAGGTTAAAATGCCCCTAGTTAATGTCTGCCATTTATCCTCTTGACCAGCCGGCGCGACATTCGCCATGTAAATATTTGTTCCGTAATTAGTGTCATTCCCTACCTGCTCTCTCAGTTCGTCCCAAGTGAAATAAGGGGGCGGAATTTCATAATGCCTAACCCAACCGCTAAAATTCATGACAGGGTATATCGGCTTAATAAGGACTCGCTCTTTTTCTGAGTAGTCCATGTAGTAAAGGTATCTGCCCTTAATCCTTATATCGCCGGCTTCGCCGGTGTTGCCGGTCAGACTGCCAAGCAAGCGCCTCTGGTCGCCATGCCAGTCCATGTAATGAATGTAATCGCCCTTGACCTTTAGCCTGCCCTTCTCGCCAAAAGTCCCATCAACCTCTTCGCCGGTAAAGCTATGCCCTGCCCCGAGAGCGTTCATGAGCCAGAAGTCGGTCCCGATGATTTTAAGTTCGCCTGCTTCTGCCACTTATTCACCAGCCTCTACGGGTATTACGAACCTTCCTACGACCTTAAAAGCCCCTGAGCCGTATGAAGTGTCCATAATCAAATCGTTCAAGAACGCCGTTAGATAGTTTATTGAATTTTCGCCATCCTGAAAGGTTATCTCACCCAAATAGCCTGAACCATAGAGGTCTCCGTGAACAACCATACCGCACTCATGTATCATTATGCTGCCGTTGCCGGCGTAAAACTTGCCATCGCTACCGGTGTAATACTGAATAACTCCGTCAAGGTAGCCGGCTATCCTGCCCAATATTCCATCGGTCCAAAGCCTGAAGCCGGTAAAGGGCTTCCACTCGCCCAACGCGGTGAATGTAACCATGTTGATTGAATTAGATACAATGGTCTTCTGAAACCACTGACCATCTTTTATGATGCGTATATATTTCCCGACATGCTCGTTTTCTTCCCAATCTTTTGTGGAGTCAATCAGCCATGTCTTACCGCCATCAGTAGCCACGCCGGTCCCCACGCCCCTTATGAAGTAGCTATCCCCCATCTGGACTTCAATATCCCCGAAGTAGTAGGAGTCTTCATCGGCTACTACAACCCCTTCCGGAAGAGGCTCGGTAAAGGTTATCATATTCGTGGTGTTCGTGAGGATTACCCTGTCATAAGCAACGCCGTCAACGATAAGCCTAATGTCCATGCCGTAGTAGGCATCTGGTGTCCAAGATGCTGTGGAGTCAACAAGAGTCGTCTGAGACCCACCGGTTGCGTATCCGGTAGGGGTCAAAATGCCTTCGCCAATCCGTATCTCGCCGGCTGTGAGCAAGCCCATGTTCGCTGATATGGCGCTGAGGAACTCAACATCAAGCATTTCAACATAGAGGTAGTTGTAAAACTCCTCTTTATACTCGGTAACGATTGAGCCGAAGTCCTCGGACAGTTCAAGCGCAGCAGCCAGATTACCGACTGTCCACCAGCCCCCGAAGTTGAACTCCATATTGTAGAGGTCCTTATCAGGATTGAACTTTCGCCTGATAGAGCCGATGTTGCCGACTCTTTCGGTCCCATCTTCCTCATCGGTTACTTTCACATAGTCAAAAAGCTCAGCCCCGCAGTTCATAGGGACATCAGCAGCGCCTAGTTTCGCGCCGAGCTTAAAATTGGAAAGGACGGCTTCGGCTATCTGAGTAGCCTGAGCGTTGCTATCAAGGGTCGTCTGGACATACCACCTTCTCTCGCCAGTGTCGCCTGTGGGTGCGTTGGCTAGAGCATCAATGCTATCTTGGTCTTTGGCGAAGCCGGAATATGTCTCAGGGTCTTCATCCCGAGATTTTACTATGATGTAATTCGGGATAACTACTGTCTCCTGATAGGTCTGAGCAAAGAACAGATGACCGGTCTCTGCTGAATATTCGTATTCGTAGTCCGTTCCTGAAGTAGTAGGCTGGAAAATCTTAATCTTGCCATCAGGAAGGAAGAGCATCACGCACTTGGTAAAATTCAAGAGCCTTTTGAGCGCAGCGAGCCTTCTTCCGTTTATGTATATCCTGAAGCCGGCTCTCGGCTTGTAGGAGTTCATTAAGCCATCAACATTGCCCCAAACAATCTCGTATGGTCGGCAATGGGTATAGCAGGGAAAAGTCGCCTCTAGGATTTCGGTAATCAGGGTTTTAACATTCTTGTCTCCGCTACCGGCTGGTTCATATAAGCCGGTCTCTGTGTTTAGACGCGGGTAGTATCCTTCACTCGCCCTGTCCAGTGAAAGCATATCAGGTATGCCAATCATCCTTAGTTCGCAGTAGTCTTCCTCCCCGCTAAATATTTCCTGAGAGACCACTGTAAGCGGAGAGGTCAGGGAGTATTTCAGCCCGTCTCTGGTCAGGTAGCCGTAAGATATACCTACTCTGTATCCCTTGAAATTCTTGTTGCTGAGTTCATGTTCGCTATTATCAATGACGACCTTGGCATTGACACGAAAAGGCTCTTCAAGATGCTCGGGAACAATAGCCTCTTCATGGGTAAAGGTAACTACATCCGCGCCTTTTGTGAGGACAATCTTCGGTCGCGGGTCAAAGGTGTCGTCCTTCTGCGCCCGTAATAAAGCTGGCTCTAATTGTCTCATTACACCACCGTAAATGTTCTATGGAAGGGAGTATTGATTGCTCCTGCCCCCGCCCCGTCCCAAATATCACCATCAACTACCCAAACTCCGGTGTCCATCGGGTCGGCAGTAGTGCCTTTGTGGTAAATATAATGGTATATCCCTTTGACCAAATAAGCCATAGGGACATGCAAAATAGCAGATGTTGTTGTAGATGAGCCAGCACCACTATCAGTTATAACTTCACCAGATTGCCATACACCGGTTATCTGGTGAAGCTCCAAGGTCGTGCCATCGGGTTTTGATATGACGACACCCTTAGCGCCAGAAGATGCGCCTTCCACGACCAGACCAGCAGTAAAGGTTGAGGAGTCAGCAACGCTAAGATAACCTGCCTTTATAACGCCGTCAGGGTCTTTAATCTGCATTTCTACTGCTGTCGGGTCAGCCAGTTCGCCGTCATCCCCCTTGACGAAAATAATCGTCCTGACGCTCGCTCTGGTTAAGAATATCCCGATAGTTTCAACTTCCATGTCAGCCTCCGGTAATCTTAGAGTCTATCTGCTTGTTGTGAGTAGTGAGGGCTTCCACCTGTTTATTATGAGTGGTGAGGACCTCTACATCCCGATTGTGAGTCGTAATACATTCAACGAAGAGAGCGCCCAAGTATCTAGCCTTTATAGTCAAAAAGCCTTCGCCTGAAAAGGATATAGCAGCAGCTAATATGAGGACTCCGTTGATGGACAAAATGCCCCTGCCCAACATGAACAGTTTGGCTTTGAGCAAGAGACCGCCCAAGATTGATAGAGTCCCCTCTCCACCAAAGGTTATAGACGCGGAATGTAGCAAACCGCCGAAGATAGCAAGGCTTCCCTCGCCAGAAAAAGTAACCTTGCCAGCATAGGTCATGACGGCGCTGATAGATAAAGCGCCAGCGCCGGAGAAGGATATTGAGCCGTAAACTGTCAACCCTAATTGCCCGTTAATGGAAAGAGTCCCGACACCGGCGAAGGCAATAGAGGCAGCATAGGTCATGACGGCGCTGACCACCATTGCGCCAGCACCGGAGAAGGTAATAGAAGCCTCATGCGTTACGCCACCGGCAGGCTTTATCCCTAAAGTAGCAGCAATCCACTGGTCGTTAACTGTCATAGAGAAGACGGGTGGGTTCTCGCTTGAAGCGGTTGCTTCCTTAAATGCAGCACCGATGGAACAGCCAGAAGAGCCAAGGTCGCCTTTGCTAATTCCGCCTGAGTAGCCAGAAGGAAAAGTAGAGACATTACTATTCCCGTCTTGACCACAAAAAGCTACCCAAAGAACATCATCAGACCCCCAAGAAGGCGTTAGCGTGTCAGGGTCAGGGAGAGTAGAATATCCGATAATGCCTGCGCTGCACTCCGGAGTTCCAGAATAACCGCTAATCCGCAGACTTATGTGAGCCGAAATCTCCGAAGAAGGGGTAGTTACTTCAATAGAAGCCCCCTCGCCACCATCAGCAATACGATACGCCATTGCGAGTGTAGCTACTGTCGTGTGAGACTTGTTAAGTAGCTGTATCCAATCTACGCCTTCGTTGGGGAAGCCAACAGCCTCAGCGCCATCAGAGGCGAACAGCACTATTAGTAAATCGCCTGCCTCTATGCCTGATGGCAAGGCTACAGTATGGCTAGTCCCAATATCATCGCTGGTATTCGTAGCCTCAACAACCGGAAATGCCATTAGTCAACCTCCATTCGTCAGGCTACAGTCAAATCAAGCTCGCCATCAGAGACCTTGAAGGTGTCGCCAATGCCAACATCCTTGCTCGCATCCAGAGGACTATGCAGAAGGACATGAACATCAGTGCCCCAAGTTACATTGGAAAGATGGTCAACGATAGCCCCATGCGTTACCACCCCCCAAGCAGCCGTAGCCGTAGGGAAGGTAATCGCGCCGGAGTTCGTTGTCGCACCGCCGGAAGCTGCTGTTAGCGTGATTGCCTGTCGAGCGTAAGAGCCACCGCTAACCTCGGCGGTGGGGTTATCAGCCTCAAGACCAGTAACGGCGGTGAAGAGCGCCAGATAGACAGTGGCAGGCGGAGTAAACGCCTGTCCTCGGAGCATGTGGTCAATGATTTTATCCTCGTAATAATCGGAAAACTCAGCCACTTTGCGCCTCCTTTTAGGCTTTAGTTTCTCGCGTGGTCAATATTCTGGTTTGCCTCTTCTTCCTCTAACAAGCCCTGCTTATAAAAAGCCAGTTGAGCCAGACCCCACCGGTGCATGAGCGCGAACACATTTTTGCCACCGATGTTCTTCTTGTTTATATGGGGAAGAGACTTGTTGACAGCAGCATTTCCGGTAATCCCCAAAATGAGCAGATGCTCAAGCTGTGGGCTAAGGGAAGAGGCAGAGTCGGTAAGCTGGTGGACCTTGTTGCAATACAGGTAGACATCTTGGTTGGCAGACGGCAAGAGGTCCATTTCCATAGTCAGGGTATTGCCGAATACGGAGAAGTTCCGAAAAGTTCTCGGATTGTTGCCTACAGGGTATTCAACATCAGCAATCCCTAGCCTCTCTATGCTGCTAATGTCAAGGTCAACTGAGCCGGCAGAGGTCTTGACTGTCTCTTTGACTTGACGCGGAGAAGATTTTGACATGTCAACAAGGCAATGAAGGGCTATCTGCGTTAGCTCTTCCGGTGTCCAGTCCCTTTTCTCGTCAACCTTGAACTCGTTGCGGAGCATCTGTCGGGCTATTTCAATTATTCCGGATAGTCTTTTTGCTGCCATATCACCCCTACCTTCCCTTCGGCGCTAGGAAGCCATCCCTGCCGGTCTTTTCCCTCGCCATGTTGTGGCAAGCTGCCACGCATCTTTCGTTCTCCCAATCGGGGTGCTCATGAGCCATCTGACTGATGCAGCTACTAATGGCTTTCTTGGCTTGTTCAGGGGAGCTATCTTTGGTCAGCTTATCTACTGCGGTAGGCATCTTCGCCTCCTGTGTGGTTCATTCGGACTTTAGCTACCGGTGGCAGGCTCTTCAGGCACACCCTCACCCTCACCGGTGTCAGGCACTTCATCCTTGACGACCGGTCCACCGGCTTGAGGCTCATCCTTGCTGGTAGACTCCGGCTCTTCGGGCTGCTCAGGCTCTTTCGCCTCAGCCTTGGCTTTAGCCGGCTTCGGCGCGGGTTTCTTGGGCGCGGGTTTCTTGGCTTGCTTCGCAGCCAGAGCCTTAGCCTTCTTTGCCTTCTGCGCCTTCCGCTTGGCGCTGGCAGCCTTGACATCATCAAGCAGGCGGTCCCTGTTCTCGGGCAGGTTATATTCGCCTGCACGGAAGCAGGGAGAGCAGACCGGAATTTTGTTAATCTTCCGACCTGTCTCGTTTATTTGGCATAAAGCACAAAGTTTTTGCATTGGAATAACTCCTTTTATTTGATAAGGGGGGAGTAACTAAGCGCCACTCCCCCCTTTAGACCTACTCTAACCTCGTTCAGTCTTCAACGCTGATGAACTCTAAGAGCAGTCCAGCAGTGGCAACATCGGTAGAGCCACCATTGCCGACTATCTTCAGGTAATCAGTCGTGCCGTTGAACTCGTTGTAGAGCGTGGGAACACACTCGTCTATATCGCCCAAGGCAGAGCTAGCGGTGGCTATGGTGATGACACCGCCGGTGATAGCCTGAGTGCCCTTAGAAAGGGTAATCACGGCATCAGCAACAGTGATAGCGCCACCAAGCACAATAGAAGCCTTAGTCAGTATGCCCTTCGGTGGGACAAACGCAATGGTTAAAGCGGAAGATACATCAGGAATATTTACTGCAATAGTGTTCTTCCAGCCAACCTTCTTGACGATTGCACCCTTCGCATGGGCAACATCGGTAGTGCCAGCCATGCCCCTCACGATTGTCGCTACCTTGGTCGTGGTGTTGACGGCGGTAACAAAGACTACTTCCGCAGTAGTCAGACCCTCATCAATAATGAGGACATCCTGCGCGGACAGTCCGGTAACGCTGTCAAGGGAGAGTGAGACCCCAGCGACCGCAAGAGCAGTTGCCACTCGGCTTTGGTATGCATCCAAAAATGCTCGTTTAGCCAAGTTCGTTCTCCTTTATAAGATTTTGTTTTAGGAGAGGGCTTTATCCTCCTCTCTTACGACCTTTGCGGGGATTAGTTTATCGCCAACCCCCCAAAGCGTCTAAGGTCAACTTGCCTCGTATAGTCTAACGCCGAGTTCCGGAGTCAGCGTCTTGAAACCACAGAGGATGGAGAAGGTCATGATGTTCTTCATCTGCTGCGAAACATAGTCGTAGACTACATTGATGGTCAGCCCCTTATAGTTCATGGTTACGCCCTTAGCCCCGCCAATCGGCTCTGCCAGAGGCGCAGTTACGAGGGCAAAGCAATTCTTGTGGAACATCAGGTTTTCCATGCTGGTGATTGGGTGGTCAGTAGCATCCGGACCATGCAAGTCTGCTACTGTCGTTGCAACTACCAATTCAGCCAGTCCGGGGTATATTATTACAGTGGCAGCATTGCCAGATATGGCAGCGTCCGCCGTAACGACATACTGACCAGCCTTAGCCGTAAAGGTGATGATTGTCCCCTTCTTGATTGTGCCTGTGCCAAGGGTATCAAGACCGATGGAAGTCTCGCCCTTTGGCTCATCTGCTGTTACCGCACCCAGCCCATCGGTAGTGCCTCTAGTGTGATGCTGGACATTCTGGCTCTCAAAGTATTGATAGCCGAATTTGCGCCCCAAGGACGCTTCTTTCAGCGCCTTTGTATCGCCAGACTTATCCAAATCTCTGAAGGCATCCAGCCCGAGCAGGGTGGCGGTGGTCAAGGTGGACATGACTGCGTTTCTTGCCTGAGCGAAGGGGACCTTGTTGTCGTTCTGGATTTTACGAGCGCCCAGCAAGCTGGCAAGGATGGTGGCAGCCGATGTTGAGTCTATGTCCATGAAGTAGGGGATGTCCTTGTAAAGCAGAGCCAGCTTCTCATCAACCTTTTGTCCGAGAGACTGCATAGCAGGCTCAACGACCTGTTGATTGAAGTTAACAATATCAAGAGTCATGTCTTTAGCCGAGACTTCTATTGGCACAACCAAAATGGTGTCCAGAAGAACATCTACAAAGCTCTCAACGACATTCTGATATGTTCCAGTCAGGTCGCCGTCAAACTCAACGGTTGTGAGAGTAGCAGGCTTCCGTATCCTTACCTTCTCCCCTATCTTTCGGAACTCCTTGGAGTAGTCCCTGTGCACCAAACCAGCCATCACCCAATTATTTAGGAGTGTGGGTAGAGCCAGTTTAGCCACGACAGTTGGAGTGATAAAGGTATTTGCCACATTTCACCTCGTTAATCTTTATTGGCTTTATCTAGTTCCTTGGCAACCGAGCTTATGGGCATTCTCTCCACACTCTCGGTCGTCAATTTACCTTTACCTCCGGTCGTTTTAGCAGAGTCGGGTTCAAAGTCAGGAGCTTCCTCTTCCTCGGTGGGAGTTTCACCGGTCTTAGATTTTCGTGCTGACTTTGGTTTTTTCTTGGCGATAATCTTGGCAAAAGACTTGGCTTGCTCAACAGTAGTGGGTTTGGCTTCCTCTAGGTCTTCTACATCAATATCAAACTCAGTAGCGACCGCGAAGATTTCCCTCTCCCACTTAGCTTGCTTGCCAACTCTTACCTCTTCGGCGTGGGTTTCTACATCTGCATCAAGGGTATCCCTCTCTGTTTGCAGTTCCTTTTCCCGCGTCCGAAGTTCCTTGCGCTTCTGGATGTAGTCAATACCGGCTTCGCTGCCACTGGCTTTAGCCTCTTCAAGGTCGTCCAGTTGAGTCTGGACTTTATCCAGTTTCTCATTAACCTTATCCACCTTTGCTTTAGAGGTCGTCAGGGCAGCAGTCGCCGTGTCTCTTTCATCAGTAAGCGTCTTGACTTCGCGACCATGCTCACGCTTCAAGTCGTTTATCGCCTTTTCGTGTTCGGCTCTTGTAAAACTCTCTTTGGGTGGCTCTGGAGTCCCTTCTTCTTCGGGAGAAGGATGTTCCTCTTCTTCAGGGGAAGGGTGTTCTTCCGCGTCAGGTTTGGGTTCGTCCAGCATAGTTAAAAACCTCCTTTGAAATATTCAATGCCAGATTACCTGATAGTCAACTTTCCATCTATCACCCCCTTTATTTCCATCTATCGCCTACAGGCGTGTAGCCCAAGCTAAATACCAGCCACTTGTCTAAGTCTCTATGCTCATGCCGGAAAACCAGCCTGACCTTACCGGTAGGCAAGCGTAGATATTTCTTATAGAGCGCCCAAACCTCTCTGGTGGGAACTCCGCTAAAGTCCCTAGCCTGCCAGTGTCCGCCTTCCACCATGAAGTTGTAGAACTCCTCATGGTCCAGAAGCCACCAGTCGGGTTCAAAGTAGTAGTTATATTCCCAATCATCCGGCTGCTTAAAGCCAAAGTTCACATACCACAAAACATAGGTCTCGAGCAGGTCCTCGGGGACTTCAAGCCCGAGAGCATCCCTGCGCCGGCGACTGGCGTGATACTCAGGGTTTTTCTCTAAGAAATTGCGCCTGTTGTCTTCCGGCAAGCCCTCATACCGAACATCAAAGTCATGCCATTGTATCTCTAGCTCGTAGAACTCTTCAGGCTTGTAGCCCTCTGTGCCTTGAGTCCATATTCCCTGTTCAACCGCCCAATCCACATATTCGCCGTGTTGGAGCTTCCAGAGCTTCATCTGAGCACTATTACCACCGAACTCCATAGAAGTTTGGTTAGCCTCAAAGTATGGCTCAATCAAATTCTGAGGCGGTAATCCTAGCCCCATCTGCTCAAGAGGTATGCCTAGCTCTTCTCCCCACTTGACTACCAGATTATAGGCATCCATGCTCTGAAGTTTCCCGCCGTAGCCCCAAAGGGCGAGCATGGCATCGGTCTCGGGGTGAGCCAGCCGGTATTCGGCTCTGAAGTCCGTGTCAAGCTCCGGATGGTTTTCTAAGAAAGCTGCCCTCGCCTCATCGGTCATTAGACCCTGATATGTCTCCCAAAGGGCAAGGTATTTTTCGGGTATGTCTCCGTTTTCTGCGTCAAGAAGCGTCATGTCTATTATGGGCTGATACGGCAGGTCCCAATACCCCCTGCTTAACTGGTCCTTATCTTCAGCCAGCCTCACAAGTATAGGGTTTAGCCCTTCCTGCAAGCGCCGGTCGGCATACATCTTCCGAACCACCGAATACCAGTCTTCGCCCCAAGAGTCTACCCACTTCTGTATCGCTTCGTCCCTTGCATCCCAATCAATGCCACCTGTGCCGTCAGGATACTCCGAGAACATGATTGCGATGTATTCGCTCAGGGCTAAGTTCAGGTCCCACTCATACTTGTAGCCCTCGGCTCTCTTCCTTTCCAGATACTCATAGACCGCATCGTAAACCCCGCTTGCTTCCATTTCGTCAAGGTGAGCGCCGTAGACTAGACCCCTATCGCTCCATTGCAGCCTGAGTTCTCTGGTATCAATGGACATGGCAACTGTAAGCTCATCTACGAGCGTGTCGCCCTGCTCATAATACCAATCTCTGTTCCGGTCCTGACTATCCTGCCACGCCTGCCACTCCGGTCTGTTACGCATGTAGCTATCGTTTTGGGCAAGCATATATAGCTCTTCAAGGTCCTCATACATCATGAGTAACCTTACCTTGAGGGCTTCGGGCAGATGCCTGTATTCTAGCTTCCCTTCGCTCTGGACTTCAAGGATTTTCGTTAACTCGTCCTCGTCAAAATACTCGGTGAGTAAATCAACCGGCAGAATGTTGATATATTCATTGGCTTTGTCGTAAAAATTAACCCAAGCGCCCTCGGGGAAGGTCCGCAAGCCAAGAAGCTCTAACGGAGCTACGGCTAATCTCGCTGCGCCTTCCGGTATTTCGTTCTCTCTTGCCAGTGTCGGGACCAGCCAGTTAAGACCTTGCTCCATCCAGATAGGCTCAAAGCGGGTGGCGATATACTTCAGATACTCTTCCCACCCTTCTATCGGATACCCGAGAAAGTCCCGACCGGTGGACGCTTCAAAGACCGAGCCGAAGAAGGGGGAAGACCTTGAATACCACCAGTATATGAAGGGGTTATCCTTGTTGTTAAAGCTGCCGTTCTTTATTATCCGGAACAGGTCTATGATTTCCCTCTCCCCAACCTCATTGATGCAAGCCATGATGTTGCCCGACAACCTCATGAGACCATACCAGAAGCCACCGAAGCCGAAGTAGTAATTGCCTATCTGTATCGTCATAAATCTGGCTGACGGCTTCCACGCCCACTCGCCGGTGATAGGGTCTTGGACAACGCCGAAGCCTTCCAAAACATCTTCCATAGCTTGCTCGGGAGTCTTGCCACTCAAGGTTGAAAGACTGAACTGAGTCGCACCATAGTAGAAAATGCCAGCGCTTACCATACCACCCAAAGCTCTTCGCGCTGTAGCGCCGGTGTAACCGCCCCTGAAGACATCTGCCAGAAAAGTCAGGCAAGCTCTGGTGTAGTTAGGAGCAAACCAGATAAACGACTGCTCAATCTGCCTGATTGTCAAAGGAACTCCCATAGCCCTTGAGTCAGTGATACCGGTCATCAGGTCCAGCGAGCGCGCCAGATGAAACTCGTTACCGCCCCTCTTTGCGATTGGATACAGTATCTCCCAAAAGTCATTCCTGACAAGCTCGCCGGCAGCGAACCAAGCCCTCTCTGCTCTCTGATATGGCGTTAGGGGTATCCTTCTCGTAGCTCTCTCAAACGACCTGCCTAGTCCCGCCATTTCAAATTCTTGAAAGAGCATGATGGCTCGGGAGCTTCCACCGCATTGTATCCTTTGCGCTGAAATCGCGAGCTTGTTATCAATAGCCCTCGACAGCAGCCCCTCGTTAAAGAAACAGCCGATGGCGCGCGCGTAGTTCCTATACCACGACCCCATCATCCTTGCGCCAAGCTCAGGATTAGTCATCAGATAGGCGTGAGCAAGCCCCCAAGAAGGCAAGCCCTGAATAGCATGGAAGGAGAAGTCAAGCGCTGCTTTGGTAATCCTCAGAATACCCGCCGTGTCGCTTATCATGGACAGTTCGCCCCTGCCCTTTTCGTAGCCGAAGAACCTATTGAAAGCATCAATAAACTCTTCGCTGTAAATCTTTCCACCGGCGAAAGGCTGCATAATATAACCTTCCCCAATGGCAGGCTGCCTTATCTGAGCCATTCTCAAAGCGCGCTCTGATTTTGCGGTCAGGTGTTCAATTCTCACCTGTTCAGTGAGCGCCCTTATTTCTGCCCTGAGCCTTTTAAGCTCAGCAAGGCGGTCGGCAGCAGATTGAATGGGTGGCATATCAAAGCTGATACGCTTAGGAGCGCCGGCGGTCTCAAGCCCCGATATACCCGCAACCCTTGGTCTTAGAGCAATCGGTATATCCTCTTCAGGCAGTCCGGCTTTCCTCCAATATTCCACCAGCCGGTTATATTCGTCCATAGAAATCTGAGTAACTTGCCCCTTACCCTTCGGGAAATGAGGAGCTTCAAAGCCGAACAAGTCCCTCTGTATTCCAGCTTCCGGCATGCCTATCTCGGCTTTGGGTATGCCCCTTGCTTCTTGCCTCGCAATAAATTTCTCGGCTATAGCTGCGCCAGCAGGGGACATTTCAATTCTAGGCGGTATCCTCAAGTTTGGTATCCTCTCAAGCTCCGCGATTATCGCTCTTCCCGCCTTCCCGCCAAGCAGCCCCTTTGCCCTTGAAACTACAGCGCCGACCCTGACATATTCGCCTTCAGCGAAAAGGGTAACGACCACCACCGGATTGCCGGCAGCGTCTCTATAGACCAGTCCAGCAGGAGTAGTTGATAGTCCGGCTTTTCCTCTACCAGCCTGAACGAATAGCTCATCCTGAGCAGCTTGAGGCATGGGAGTTAGTTCGGGCGCTGCGCCTTCAGCCGGCATAGCTACATCGGGCTTTGGTCTAGGGACATTCCGCAGCCTAGCCTCAACATCGTCAAGTATGCCCATCATCCGCTTTATCTGGTCGTAGCGACCAGAGACTATCTCAGACAGCAACCTCAAGTCATTCGCCTTAGTTCGCTGTTCGGCAAGAAGTCTTACTGCATTTTCAAGGTCGTCAACGCTCATGTGGAAACGCTCAGCGACCGCATCCAGAGCGTCTCTAGCCCACACTCTGCCCCTGAACTTTCCCGTCTGAATGACCATAGACGGCTGTTTCCCCAGCATCAGAGCGCGGGCTTCATTTACTGTGAAAGTATCGGGGAAAACGCCCTCCCTGAGAAAGCGAGTTAACGAGTAGCTTCTGTTCCCCATCTGCACACGGAAGACGGCAACAGGGTCATGCGCCAGCCATTCTTTTATGCCGGCAAGCTCCTGACTATGCTCAGTCCAGACGCGCCCTACATCATCAAGCTGGCTTTCAAAAGTTGACCTGAAGGCGAGCCTATCCTCAAAATCCATAAGCTCAAAGGCTTCAACCATCTTTGCGTCATTGGACAAGCCAGCCCTCGCGTCCCTTACCGCGTTTCTCTTTATCGCGTTTATATCAATGGCTTCTGCTGTCCTTAGCCTAGTGGTCAGGTCATCTATGAGCGTCTGGTTTTGAGCGATTATTTTTCGTAACTGAGCCTCCCCAACAGCCGGACCGGTCGCCAAAGCTCTGAACCTTGAGCCAAATTCGGGAAAGCGCCTCTCTATCGCCCTTAGAGTTTGCTCGGGCAACCTTTCGCCCCTGATGGCTCGGTTGATGGCATTAGTGAAGTATTTGGTGTCAGCGAATTCCTCGGCTCTCAGTATCGCCCTCTGAGCCAACTCGGGGAATGTCTCAAGTAATTTCGCAGCCGGTCTCTGTCCGGCTATCGCCTCAAACTTTGATACATACCCTACGAACCTTTCGTCAGCTAATCGCCGGAAGGCTTGCTCTATATACTCCGCGAGAGAGGCTTCCGGATTGCTGGCGTAATGAGCGCCGAGTTCCTTATGCTTCATAAACCAGTCAATGCCTTCTTGCATGGTCTCAAAGCGCCTCAGCTTCTCGTATGGCTGCATAGCGCCGATGGCTTTACCTCTCCTCAGCCTACCGCCTTCCCTTTGGACGACCCTGTGAACCCAATCATCAACCAGATGTTCTGGCGCTATTCCTTGAGCCTTCAGCATCGCCAGAATATCATCCTGAAACTGCTTGAACTCCATCACATACTTCAGTCCGGCATCCACCCTCATTACTTGACCTTTGGGAGTCATGACCTCGGCGGTCCTGCCGAGCTTATCCCACCTATACATTTCGGGGTGGGTGAAGACATGCTCAAATGTCCCAGCGTTGGCAGTTCCGGCATGTTCGGGCAGCAAGCGTCTAAACATCTTTTGCGAGTAAGCCTGATTGTTGAAACCGAAATACTTGACCGGATTTTTGACGATTGACCTCATGCTGTAGATGACTGGATTTTTGATATTTACACCCATGCGCGCGAAGTAGTTGCGGAGCAAAGCGCCCCTGCCAAGTATCGCCTCAACCGTCTGAGCGTTCCTCTCGGCAAGAATACGCCAGCCGAGACCTCTTTCAATACCGCGCCTGAAGACCGGTATCCTTGCGCCAAACTTTATGCACCGGCTGAGCCAGTTATCAACTATCAGCTTGTCCAGTATCTCCGCATCAGAAAGGGCGACTAGCTCCTCAAAGTGCATCTGGTGGTCTGCTGCTTTAATCAGCCTGTTAGTCTGAGCAGCGCCCAATCTTTGACCTAGCCTCTCAACGCCGGAAATGCCGAGTGTAATAGGCTTCTTTATTGGGTATATTATACCGGTCTCTATACCACGAACACCCGCAGCAGTCCACTTCATTGACCTGCCTAAAATTGGTATCGTTGATGTAAATTTCGCTATAAACCCTGCTCCGTATCCTATAGGTATGAAAAATACAGGATTAAGCCATGAGGCAAGTTCAACCTGCCCAACAACATAAAAAGGCTGGGTCCCGAGATAATGCTCCATAGCATAGTGGGTTTCCTCGGCGTAAATCGCCATCGTGCCCCACTTTTTGTCTATCTCCCGCATCCTGAGCAGGTAATTTTTGGCATCTTGGTCGTTAAAGAGTCTCCACTGAAACTCTGCCCTGAGAAAGAGGACCGCGCCCTCCCAAGGTCGCATGATATACTTGTCAAAGTAAGAGCCGACAACGCCGATACCAACGCCACCTATCTTGGCTGGCTTAAAGAAGTTCCACAGGTCCATAAATCCGGGAAATCCTGAAACGCACTCGTCCCAAGTATCAAAGTCGGGAAACAACGGGGCATCGCTCCAAGCCTCAATAGCCTGCTCAGTCATCGCGGGGAAAAACTCGTCTATGCTAACATTGGGGTAGAGCAGCCAGAGCAGGTTTTCTACATCGCTTGTCCAGCCTCTACCTAAAATCTCACGCGTGAAAGCGTCAGGGTCTTTCAGGGCAAACTCAAGCATCTTATCAACTTTTATGCCAGTAAAGACGCTCTGAATTGCGTCCCTTAAAATGGGAGCGCCTTCGCTAACTATCGTCATGAAGCGAGCAGAGGGCGTTTGGAAGAACTCGGTTATCTCTTCCGGCGTAGCCCCGAGATACCCCATTAGCTCTTCGGTCGCGGAAGTTTGCCCAATCTTGGTCAAATTCTCATTGAAGAG